CCCCTAAACAGTTGTCTATATGAGATAAAGTTCGTATATTAAGGTATATTAAAATAAAGGTTATGAGTAGTTACACAAGGTTTGACCGCCATGAGGTCTTTACATCAGAGGATAGAACGTTAGTATTAGATATGATAGGAGAGCTATCTAAGGTAGATCATCCTACAGAGGTTAATATGCTCTTTGGTCTCTTTGATGGGTATTGGTATGCCTCATTAGAGGAGCTAATAGCAGGTACCACTATAGATCTATCTATGGCATCTAAGTTAAGTAAGCTATTGAATAGAGTATCAGCCTCTATAGCCGTTAACGTATAATTAAATAATCTACATATGGATAAGTTTATTACATTTACTGAGAGGTATATACAGACGCCTCTATTGCTAGGTATAGCCCTATGGCTAATATACAACATAGTTACTATAATAGTTGGCTAACAAAGATATAGTTCGTATATTTAGATATATTAATCAATCAATCTATATACTATGACTAACCTCGCTACACCTATCGATCAAATTAAATCTAAACTACAATCTCTTTTGGAACAAGGACACGTAGACGAATACTTCGTAGAAGACATTTGGTCTCTTCTCCATCCTCAAACCGATCAAGAATAAAAACTAACACGGGCAATTGGCCGGCAGTCTGACCTAAAGGTGCTATAAAGGTGACAGTATAGTTCCCTAAGGGGTTGGTAGTCTGCGTGATTCTGCCATACCTATTTTCCTCCCTCGGCTAATTTTTAGTGATATAGTAATATATATTTATATATTTATATAAAGATACTAAAGACTGCCTTCCAAAACCACCATAGGAGATATATTATAATACCCCATATAAGTATAAGTCCGTAATTAGGTTTGTTATCCATAGGTAAATAAAAGTATTGATCCTAGTATAATAGTCATCAGTAGTACAAGAGGAAATAAATAAACCTTTATTAGAAGATAAACCTTATACATATAACAAGTAAGTAAATATTAAGTTCATTAAAATCATCTTCTATATCTTCCTTAGGAAAATACTGGATACCTATCATAGGTCCATTAGCCAATCCTATTACATGTATACCCATAGTGAAGACTCTAGTCTGCATTTTGTTAAACAGCTGTTATCCCATCCATCGGCTTCTGCATAGCAACTATTAGGGTAAGTCTCTCCGTTTATACATACCGGGTCATATATCTCAGCACATAATACCCCAGTTACCGAAGGACCCTTATTACAAGGATCAACAGACTTAGCACAAGAGTATAATAAAAAGAGTATTACCAGTCCTATAGCTATACTAATAAGCCATCTTTTATTTAACTTCTCTCTATGTGCTGCTGATATAGTATAATTCTTAAGTATAATATCTTTAATAAGGTGAAAGATAGTCATTATACTGATAAACACTACGGCACTAGTAATAAAACTCTGGCTCATTTTCTTGGATTAGGTACCATTCTAAAAGTACAACCGGGTTTACCGTTAATTAAAGGCATACCGAACTCATCATACTCTATAGACTTTACTTTAACTCTTTTATTTTTAAACTTACCCATTAGGATAGTATCTCCTATGTTTACGTCTAATTTTATCATATACTATAATATAAGAAACTTTTTGGTAAGAAGCAAGAAAAACCGCGGGAAAAATGCGCGCGAGTTTTTTGGCCTATAAAACCCCCTTTTTCTGCACTGCTGTGCTCTTAATAGTAATATCACATATCTCTATGTCTTGAGGTAGGCCAATAATATACTCTGTTATAGATAATAGCTTATCGAATGTAATTCTAGTAAAGCTTTGACTAACGATATCATTATTTTCTAAAGTACCGGGATTCATATTTACTATTCTTATATTCTTAGTCGGAAAAGCTAACCTATACTGATGTGCTATTCTATTTAAATGTGTCTTATCGGCTACATACCGAGGACTAAAACCGCTGTGTTCTGTAGTAGCAGAGCTTCCGAAGTTAATAATTGTCTTATCTTGATTAATCCACTTATCTACTAAGCTTGAAAACAGCTCTGATTGCATTGTACCTTCGTAAGCATGGTTGATTAATACGTCTGGGTCTATTTCATGTATTTCTAAAGTAGCAGTTAATATATTTTTATTTCTCATACTATAAGGTATGATATTAAATTTAGAGTTCTCTAGAATATACTTTCCAAACCCTGAGGTAGTTCCTGTGACTAATACTTTCATATAGTAGTTGGTTTATATAGATCATTAAAAGTAAAAAACTGTATAAGAGATACTCTAACACCTTCGGTTACCTCTAAAACTTCATGCTCAGTACTAGCATCCATGTGGTAGAACTCTCCTGCTACTGTTCCTAGCTTTCTATCTGGTTTATTTTCACCGTATGCTATAAACTCTCCTCCTTTATAATCAGTAGATAGTGTAACTCCTACATTAAGAACTTGATCAGGATACTTTGCATCATCTCTATGTCGTAAAAACTTACATCCTTTAGGATAAAAATGTAAATATACCTCAGTCATAAGGTTTGCACTATTGTCTGGGTATAGAGAATTGGTATAACTCTTAAATCTATCAAATATCCATTGAGATTTTTCTTCTCTTTTAATTACTATATAGAAATAGTTAATATCTTCAGCTTCAAACAGGGTAGATGAATGAGTTTTACTAGTTTTAGTGCCTAAATCTACGATATCCATGCATTCTCTAGGGGAAAGCCGAGATTTAAAGTAAAAATCACTATAAGTTTCCATTAAAAGGTTGTGAATCCTAGAGTTTCGTTAGGATCTGTGTTCTCATTAACGTATTTAAATATATTCTGAATGTGGTCTATGTCTGAAGGTCCTCTAACACTACATAATTCGTTAGCGAAGTGTAATTCTACATTATTTTCCACGGCTAACTTAAGAATATCATATCTTCTCAAAGGATTATCAGGTAAACTGTAAATAGAACACAGTACTATGCCGTCAATGTTGTAATCTACTATGAATTTTTCAAGACTTGGCTGCCAGTCAAGGAATTCATTCTCAAATTGGTAGTCGTTAATTCGAATTTCATTGTTATCACAATATTTTTCTATAATAGCACGTTGCATAGGTAGTGGGATCGGTGAAGAAAACTTAGAATTCCAGCCTGCATACGAAATCCACTTCTTATTTTTATCAACTTTACGTGTATCTTCCCTTTCTCCAACAAATCTAAAGTATCCTCCTGGTACCTTACGGTGATAATGCCCTCCTTTAGGTAAAATCCTACCATCCATAGACCATCTAGTAATATCTGTAGTGTTGTTGTAGTTACCATGTAGGTGGGCTTGTTGGAAAACTATAGCTTCCCCAGGATTTAACTCTGCAGGAAAGGAGTATTCACTACAGGTCTCCTGTAATCGGTCGCTGGACCAGTGATTAGAGTAGGTTTTTTGAGTAATATCTTTAGATTTTTTCCAATCTACCATCCACATAGTATTAGTATCGTAAGCTTTAGTAAAAGGAGTCCAGATAGTTCTTAAGCCTAGTCCGTTACCTACCCATATACCTTGGTGAAAGCTTAATTGACGACCAACTTTAGCTTGATTAGGTATTACTATTCTAATAGTAAAGTACCTTTGAATCATCCATTCGTCAAATCCTAAGTTATCTACAATCTCTCCATAGTAATCATCTACTCTATTAGCAAACTCTTCAGTACCGCAATACCTTTGGCAGTGTTTACCTAATTCTACTATTTGATCTGGTGTTAATTCCTTGTGTACTGTCTCTAGAGAGGTAATGTTTGGAAATTTCTCTCTTGCTACATTTAGCCAAAACGTAGGCCAATCGTGTTTTTCTAGGTTATAGGAATAAATCTTACAATCAGATCGTTGGTCAAGTGCTTGTAAATCCATATTATATAATATAAGAACTATTTATTAGTGATGCAACCATTAGATAAAAATACTCTATTTTCAATCTTTGAACACGGAGACGAAGAAGTCTACAAAGAAAACAATGTCGAAGGACTTCTAGATAACCCGTTTGTTCTAATTGGTATGGCCGTAAATGGAATAGAGAATCACCACATAATGGATCTAATGTACTCCAGGCAATACGGTAATAAATATAAATTTTTAAAAAAAAGTATTAAATATAAGTACTACAATAAGTTATTTGAATACCTTAAAAGAATCGATTTTAACTCGTTTGAAGATTTCGATATTGGTTCTACTTATGAGTTAGAAAAAACATACAATGGTTTAAATGTTCTGCTATATTATTTTGAAGTCTTAGAGCAATATGAAAAGTGTGCTATAATAAAAAAGGTTCAAGATATGGTTTTTGCTAAATATGAAAAAGTCTAAGTTATTTATATTAGGAGATAGTTTTGGCTACTGGCCTTATCCAAAAGATCAACATTGGTCTAACCTTATAGAAAAAGAGTACGAGGTACATAACTTTGCTCACGGAGGTTCTGCTTATGCTGAAATATGCTTTCAATCTACACATATTAAGAATTACAAAAAAGGAGATAGGTTAGTTATAGTTTTACCTGAACCTACAAGAATATCTAAATATATAAGATCATTATACGATAATAAAAAAAGTGTAAATAAGCAGGCTGAGATTAAAAGAGATGAGAAGATTGAAGAGTTTAAGATAAACCCGTCTCATTTTTTAGAAAGATTTGTTAATAACGAACCAGGTTTTAAAGATCATGTACTTTATGATTGGTTTTTTATAGTTAACTTACAAACTCATTTTCCTGTACTTGATCCTTACTATATTACTTGGAGTCCTACTGCTTTTCATTTAGGAAGAAAAGTACTTAAAAATTTTCAATATATTCCTTATGATAAATTCACTACTTTATCTCAAGAAGGTTTAAGTCCTAAAGATGTTCCTGATTACCATCCAGGAATAGAAGGTAATAAAGTATGGTATGAATATTTAAAGAGGGGTTTAAAGAAGGGTGGTGTGTACGGTGTAACATATGTCTAGATTAATAACATTTGGTTGCTCTCATACTGCAGGTGCAGGTTTAAGTGTAGAAGATACCTGGGCGTTTAAACTAGCAAAGCTACTAGATAAACAGCTATGTAACCAAGGTATAGATGGAAATAGCATAAAGGGTATATCTTGGAATATATCTACTTACGACTATCAATCAGATGATTACGTAGTAATATTGTGGACTGGTCAAAATAGGTGGACAGTTATTAAAGAAGCTCCTTATCATTTTCTTCCTACTGGTCCTATACCGTTGCGTAATTCTCTTATTCCTCTTAACGAGTCTTGGTATCGTAATTACCATTCTGAATTAGATGATAACTTTACTTCAGAATCTTTTATTAAGTACGCTGATTCTTTTCTATTCGATAGAGATATAAAAGCTTTACATATGTTTAATCATCGAATGTATCATTCTACAGGTTTATTAACTGCAAGTGAGTATAGTAGTAAGTTAAGGTTAAAGAACGACAGTTTCGATAAGTTACATTTCTATGAAGATTATAGATCGAAGCACTTCCTTCTGCCGCGAATATACTCTAAAGCATCAGATGGACTACATCTTGGAAAAAAAGCTAATGAAGAGTTCTCTACTTTAATATATAACTATGTAGTTAAACCTACTAAAAATACTATTTAGATTAGTTGGCTAACTGAGATAAAGTTCATATATTTAAGTATAATTAAAAAATAAAGGTTATGTATGATTCAGTATTAAGATTTTGGACTTGTGATTTAACAGGTGATGAGTGTGCTACTATTCTTCGTAATGGAGAAGAGATTTGTGTAACTGCTGATGAGGCTTATGAACTTCAATGTGAAATAGGATAATATGGGACTCAAAAGAATTACAGAGGAATACGCTCAGGGTTTGATAAAAGTTTCTGAAGATCTAACAGAGGCAGATGCATACTACTTTACTCTTACTCCCAGTGATAAAGGAGATGGATGGGATGATGTTACTTACTACACTAATAGACCTAAGAAGATCCAGATACCAAAAGGTATTGCTGGCTGTCAATGGGTATACGTATTAACTAATACTTCTATGCCTGGTTTATGTAAGATAGGTTTTACTAAGAATAAACCTTCCGAAAGAGTTAAGCAGATAAATAGTGCTACCGGAGTTGCTGTTGACTTCGTAGTAGAGTGGGCTTACCCATGTTTTAATGCTCATGATGTAGAAAAGCAGATTCATAGATACCTACAGGATAATGGATTTAGAGTTAACAATAAAAAAGAGTTCTTCAATATTTCTGTTGATGAAGCTAAAGCTGTTGTTAAGCGTATAGGAGAACCATATAAAATGACAGAAGATGAAGAAGTATAAGCTTTTTTTACTTTTTGCTTTAGGTCTCCTATTTTCTTGTCAGAAAGATGACTTAGGTCCTAAATTTATATGTACTAATGGAGATTGTGATGCTGCTATTTTATTCCCTATGTTACCGGATTCAAATGGTTACTATCATGTACCTTTAGATTGGACTAGAGAATATCTTCCTTACTTCTCAGTTGATGTAAGAGCATCTCAAGTTATACCAGAATTTAGATATAATGAAGAGTCTGTTGTAAGAGCTAACTTCGATAGTGATACTTCTTGGATCATAGGAGATACGTTAGTTATGACAGTACCTATATTTAAACCGTTTTCAGGAGATTGGACTTCTACAGGTTTACTTCCTAGCGGTACAGTAGATGTTAATTTAACTCAGTTTGAAGGTATAGAAGTCAATATAGCTCAACCCTCCACTCTTTACTTTAGAAAAGTAGGTAATGCTATGCAGACAAAAAGGTTATTAGGTCCGTTTATTCCTCAAATGATAGGTGATACTATTACTATTGCTATGAAGGTTCAATGGGATGCAGGACAGTATTCTATAACTAAAGAAGACTATTTAGAAAAATTTATTGTAGAATAGTTGATTCTTTGAAAAATAATCATTATCTTAATTTATATTATAAAATATATATATAAAATTATTATTAATAATATATAAAGATATAAATATATATTAATAAATTATAAAATTAATCTAATATGTCATTAACGGCGGAAAAAATACAAACTAACTACGAAAAGCATCTTAAGATTATAGATACTTATATAGGAGACCGTAAGGACTCTCTTAAGGATATGATATCCCATATGGAGGAAACTTACGTAATGGCTCCTGCTAGTGGTAAAGCATGGCACCATAATGCCTTCGCCGGAGGGTATGTAGATCACGTTAATAGAGTCGTGGAATATGCGGTAAAGCAGTCGAGGTTATATGAAGAGATGGGTGGTTCAATAGATTACACCGAAGAAGAGCTAGTCTTTGCCGCATTGTTCCATGATTTAGGTAAGATGGGAGATGGAGATAGTCCAAACTATATGCCTCAAACAGATAAATGGAGACAGGATAAGCTATCAGAGATGTATTCCTATAATCCAGACTTACAGTTTATGTTAATACCAGATAGATCATTATTTATTCTTCAGAAGTTTGGTATTAAGTTAAGTCAGAATGAATTTTTAGGTATTAGATTACATGATGGAGTATTCGATAAAGCTAATGAGGCTTACTTCTTTAGCAATATGGAATCTTCAAGACAAAAAACATCTATCATATCAGTACTACATTCAGCAGATTTCTTAGCTTCTAAGGTTGAATATGATATGTGGAAGAGAAATGGAGGAAATTCTAAACCTAAAATACAGAAGACACATAGTACTACAGGAAAGAGAGTGAATTCATCACCAGGTCTTTCTAATATGTTAAAAAACCTATAATGAATAGTTTTTATATATTATTAATAAGTTTTATAGTAATACTGTTTGTATTTGCATATATTCTTCGTAACTTACTTATTAAAGTTGAAAAATACGAAGATGTTACAGAACAACAACAAATTTTATTAACAAAAATATACAGTACTATACTAGAGTCTAAAACTAAACTTACAGAACTCGATTCAAGAGGGGTCTTTGAATCAGACGACGAAGTTGGTTTTTTCTTTAATGGAATAAAAGAAATACAAGACACTCTAGAAGCTACTACTTCAGACCCTAATTATGCCCAGAAAGAAAAGCAAAGCTAATTACTTTACTTCAGAAACGGAAGACTACATAAAAAAGTACAACTACTCTACTGATCAAGAGTACAGAAACAGAATCTTCACAGATCACATTTACTTACCTTTTTATAAGTTAGCAGAAAACATTATACACACATTTAAGTTTTACTACACCGATGTAGAGCAAATAGAAGACTTAAAACATGAAATAGTTACAGTCTTACTAGAAGAAAAAATTATGAAGTTTGATCCTGATAATGGAGCAAAAGCATATTCTTATTTTGGTACTATTGTTAAAAGGTGGTTAATTAATTACAATAATAAAAATTATAAGAAACTTAAACAGAATACTTCGTTCTCTAATGTTGAAGATTCTACTTATAATTACACTCATGAAACAGATGAAGGTGAAATAACACTTACATCTTTTATAGATAAGTGGGTAGAAGAGATGTATAGTAATCTTGATGAGTTTTTCGCAAACGAAAAAGATATAAGTATTGCTGATGCAGTATTAACTATATTTAAAACTCGTCATGATCTCGAAATCTTTAAGAAAAAAGCTCTTTATATATACATCAGAGAAATGACCGACTGTAATACACCTAGACTAACTAGAGTAATAAGTATACTGAAGGAAGACTTTAAAGAAAAGTATATAAAGCTATATGAATTAGGTCATATAAACCGAAATCCTTTGTAAGTCTATTTATAATAAACAATTATTATGAGTTTAGATAAAGAAATATTTCAAGGGAAAACCCTATCTGACCTCTTCGGTGAAATATATGATAATTCAAAAGAGACTAAAGGCCAAGTAAAAGCACTTATAGGAGAACTTAAACCTCTTATAGAGAACATTGGCGATGCTACTCTTATCGTTCCTATGATTAAAGAATATATGGAGATAGGAGTAAAGAACGATGAAGCTTTAA